GCCTGACGGAACAACAGAAAAGATCGAAAGCACCGAGACGCAAGTCAAGGAGCTAGAAGATACAGACGTTCTTACATATTTAAAGAATCGGTACAACAAAGAAATCAACTCAGTTGATGATTTGTTCGAAGCGAGAAAAGAGGCGGAGGAACTGCCAGAAGACGTGTCTGCGTTCTTGAAGTATAAGAAAGAGACCGGACGAGGAATCGAAGATTTTATTCAGCTGAATAAGAACTACGATGAGGTTCCTGCAAATCAACTGCTAGCTGAATTCATCAAGCAGGAGAATCCAGAGTATGACGACGAAGACGTAAAGTACGAAATCGAGACTCGGTACGACTTTGATGAAGACCTTGACGACCCAAAGGACGTTAAGAAGAAAAAGCTAGCAATGAAAAAAGATCTTGCAAAGGCCAAGGACTACTTCAACAAGCTGAAGGAACAGTACAAGGTGCCTCTTGAGTCAAGGGGTGGCTTAGTTTCTGACGAAGAGAAAAGTATGTACGAGGACTTTAAAAGGTATGCTCAAGAATCCGAGGAGGTGCAGAAGGCTCAGTTAGAGCGCTCAGAGTTCTTTGCTAAGAAGACAGACGAGCTTTTCAGCGATCAGTTCAAAGGTTTTGAATTTAAGATCGACGATAAGTCTCTCTCGTTTAAACCTGGCAGTCCAGAACAACTGAAGAAGGCTCAATCTGACGTAAGCAAGTTTATTGGTTCTTTCTTAGACGAGAAAGGATTCATTAAAGACCCAGCTGCATATCACAGAGCTATCGCAGTAGCGATGAACCCAGACGGTTTTGCCAAGCACTTTTATGAGCAAGGCATGGCCGCAGCGGTAGACAGCGTAGCAAAGGAGTCAAAGAATATCCAGATGGATATGCGGTCGACACCACAGCTAACACCTACCACTGGTTTCAAAGTTGTCGCGTTAGATTCTGACCACGGAAGCGGGCTCAAAATAAAAATGAGTAACAGATAACAAAAAACAAAAAACTAAAAAAACAAAACTATGGCTGGATCAGTTCAAGTGAGTCCCGGGTTTGCTATAACCCCCTCATCCGTAAAGGCAACTTTGCCTTCAAACTACATTACCAACTTCGATTTCTTGAATCAGTATCTTCCTGATACTTACGAGAAAGAATTCGAGCGTTATGGTAATCGCTCTATTGCATCTTTCTTGCGCCAAGTAGGTGCTGAGATGCCTTCTAATTCTGACTTGATCAAATGGGCAGAACAAGGTCGTTTGCACACTAAGTACAGAGCTTGCTCTATTGCTTACGGTGCTGGTAACGACACTGCTACATTGACTGTTGCTGATGCTGGAATTACTGCTTGTAATTTCCGTGTTGGTCAGACAGTTTTCTTGTCTTCTAACGTGTCTACCGCTGCTGACAGAGCTATCATTACTGCAGTTTCTGGTTTGACTTTCACTGTAGCTTACTATGCTGCTGCTGGTGGTACTATCGTTGATAGCGGAAACAATGACATCACTGCATTCGTTTACGGTTCTGAATTCAAAAAAGGTGCCAACGGAATGGCAGGTTCTTTGGAAGCTCAAGACGACATCTTCGACAACAGCCCTATCATCATCAAGGACAACTACGAAGTATCTGGTTCTGACATGGCTCAGATCGGATGGGTAGAAGTTACTACTGAAAATGGTGCAACTGGCTACTTGTGGTACATCAAGTCTGAGCATGAGACTCGTTTGCGTTTCGAGGACTACTTGGAAATGGCTATGATCGAAGGTGTTCCTGCTGAAACTGCTTCTGGTGCTATTGCAGTTACCGGTGACGTAGGAAACAAGGGTACCGACGGTTTGTTCTACACTATCGAACAGCGTGGAAACGTTTGGGGTGGTGGTAACCCTAGCACCTTGGCTGACTTCGACGCTATCATTCAGCGTTTGGACAAGCAAGGTTCTATCCAAGAAAACATGTTGTTCGTTAACCGTAACTTCGGTTTCGATATCGACGATATGTTGGCTGCTCAAAACAGCTACGGCGTTAACGGAACTAGCTACGGTGTGTTCAACAACGACGAAAACATGGCATTGAACTTGGGCTTCAAAGGCTTCAAGCGTGGCTATGACTTCTACAAGACCGACTGGAAATACTTGAACGACGCAACTTTGCGTGGTGGTATCGTTGGTGGTGAAGTAAATGGTGTGTTGGTTCCTGCTGGTTCTACTAGCGTTTACGACATGGTGATGGGTAAGAACGCTAAGCGTCCTTTCTTGCACGTTCGTTACCGCGCTAGCGAAACTGAGAACCGTCGCTACAAGACTTGGATTACTGGTTCTGCCGGTGGTGCTTCTACTAGCGATTTGGATGCAATGAGAGTTAACTTCTTGTCTGAGCGTGCATTGTGCACCTTGGGCGCGAACAACTTCTTCTTGTTCAAGACCGCTTAATCTTAACTAAGATTATCACAGAAGGGTGGGTACAATGTACTCACCCTTTTTGTTTATATTTGTACCGTTAATTAAATCAAATTATGAAACAATCAAATCAATTAAAGGACAGAGTATTTGTACTCACAAAAGACAAGGCGCCACTTACTTATGCGCTTCCATCAAGAAACACTAAGCGTTTTTCTTTATTGTACTTCGACGGAACTACTAACCGTGCACTTCGTTATGCAAGAAACCAGAAGTCTGTGTTCGAGGACGAGCAGGACGACAAGGCTATCTTAGAGCCAATTATTTTTGAAGATGGTGCGTTAATCGTTCAATCAAACAATCCAGTTCTTGGCAAGTTCTTAGACTTGCACCCATTAAACGGAGAAGTATTTAGAGAGTTAAACCAAGAGAAAGAAGCCAACGATGACATTGAGATGTTAAACATTGAGCTAGATGCACAAGTTATGGCAAGGTCTATGAGTATTGAAACCATGGAGTCAGTAGCAAGACTTATTTATGGAGCTTCTGTAGACAAGATGACTAGTGCAGAACTCAAAAGGGATATCATGTTGTATGCAAGAAACTATCCTACACAGTTTATTGAACTAGCTAACGATCCAGACTTGGAAGACAATGCTATGGCATCAAAAGCACTTAGCGCAGGAATGTTTACACTTCGTAATAACAACAAGGAGATATGGTTTAATATCCCTGGAAACAAACGTAAGTTAATGAACATTCAACCAGGTGACGATCCAGTATCATTGTTGAGCATTTATTTTGAAAGTGAAGAAGGTGCGTCTATTGCAGAAGCTGTCAAGTCTAAACTTTCTTAACTATATTTGCATAACAAAAAACACAAACATGAGCAAGTTTCTTAAAATTTCCGCTAGTACCACAGGGTTGGTATTGGTTGGCCTCGACAACATTGATTTGGTAACTGCAACTGCAACTACTGTTGTATTGTCTTACAGCGCTGGTTCTACTAGCACTGACGTAGTTACCATCACTCACACTTCTGATAGCACCTTCGCTACTCGCGACGCTATCTACGCTGCTATTGAGTTGGCTAGTTCATCTGCCTCTAACCCAGCAGTATTCATTACCCCACAGTTGCCAACCGGTATCACTGTGTCTACAGTAGTAGTTGCCTAATTAGTTTAGGTCACAAGACTAGGCCATCTCGCAAGGGGTGGCCTTTTTTTGTTATCTTTGTGAGGACATGATAAACACGGTAAGAAATACTGTTATGGCTATCCTTAATAAGGATAACAACGGTTATATTACGCCGGAGGAGTTCAACTTATTTGCCAAGCAAGCACAGCTTGAAATCTTTGAGCAGTACTTTTACGACTATACCAACTGGGTAAATAAAAGAAACGCCAGACTGGCAAATGATGGTTATGCTAACATCCAAAAAAATATTGCAGAAACAATTGATGAATTTTCTACGTCATCTACTTTGGTATACGATGGCCCTTCTCAATCGTTTGCCCTTCCTGCTGACTGGTATTACGTTAACGTTGTACTATACGGCACTAAAGAAATTGAATATGTGGCCCAGAACAAGGTAATGAACTTATTGAGTTCAAACATTACTGCACCAACTACGGCCTATCCAGCATACTATCAAAAAGGAGATGACATCAAGGTTTACCCATCGACGATCACAAGCAACGTCAGCGCGATGTATGTTCGCTATCCTCTTGATCCTAAGTGGACATATACTGTCGTGGCAGGCTCACCTATATTCAACCAGTCAGCTGTTGACTATCAAGACTTTGAGCTTCCGCAAAGCTCACAAAACGACTTGGTCTTCAAGATATTGTCATACGCAGGAGTGAATATTCGCGAAGCAGAGGTAGTACAGTTTGCTACAGG